GTTCAGGTGCATCAGCACCTACTTCTACAAAATCATAATTAGCCTCTCTAATACGCATCAACTCTAAAGCATCTTGTGAAATCATATCCGTTATTTTAAAAATTAAATCATTTGTTTCCAACCACCTTCGTATTTCGATAATACTTTGTCAGCTTCTTCTTCGTTATCACAGTAGGCAACAATCGAAGCACGAGAATTGAATACATGATAAGGGCGTGACGCTTTAGATTTTTCCAACTTCGCAACTTTCTTTTCGAGTTCTACAATTTCAGGTGTAGATACTTCTTCTGTTACTTCCGTAATCTGTGCCTCTTCTCGTAATCGTTTTGCACGAGTGAGGTGGTGTTCTTTCTTTTCTTCCGTCATAAAAAAGGATTAAAAATAAGTGTTATTAGTATACTGGTTGTTCTTGATTTGCAAGAGCTGTGCCTATCTCTTGTCATACTTGTGGTATTTCTGGCTGTCATGGTACTTGTGCCTGACCTGTCATACCCATAGCTTGCCCTGATTGTGTCGGGAGTCATTCTCTTGCAAGTTGCTCATCAATAGAGTTATTCATGTTATATGTAATAATCGGCATGAGTTCATTCAGATATTCATAGAATCTATCGAGTTGTTCTGGTTTCAAGTCATCACTCTCGTCTTTTACATAATCGAGAATCTTCTGAGCATAAGCAGCATTAGCACCTCTAAATGGTTTAGGCATTTTCTTTAGGAGAGTTTGTATGTCTTCTGCTGCGTGTGCCATGAGTTCAGTTTCTCCATAATCTTTAGCAAGCATTTGTTTAACTTCATCAGCATTAAACCCAGCAATGAGGGCTTCTTTTTCTGCCATGACTTTAGGATTGAATAATGGATTTACTTTGTTTGTTTGAATAAATGTGAGTTTGTTTCTCTTTTCTACACCTTGCATTGCTTGTTCTTGTCCACTTGTTACTATAGATATATCAAAGTCGTATTGTCTCTTTAGGTCTTTATTGCTTACATCTTTCTTATAAGATACACCATCAGCACCGATAATATCAACAGCCATTGGTTTAGTCATGTGTTCATCAATACCCTCAAGGTAGAGAGTAGCAAATCTACGTTGTGCGTATGCTTTTAGTTCTCAAATTACTGCAAATCTGTCAGCAGCTTCTTTAACATTCCCCTCGTAGATACCTACCTTGTCTTCATTTGATTGTCATCTTGCATCGTTTGTAACACCAGATGCGACAGCAGTAATAGAATCGAGTTTATCATAAACCGCGAAAGGAGTATTGATAGACGGTATTTGTCTTGTCTGTACTGCTTTGTTTATGTCAGTGCCTCCTTTCATTGGGACTTTGCGAGCTTTCATGTACTGTATCATCAAGTTTGGGTCTTGTACAGCATCGACATCAAAATATGTAATAGGTTCATTAATCTCTTGGCTATTTTGTAGAGCTTGATTGATTGATACTTGTTTAGCCATTATTGCCTCCCTGACTCCATCAGCAGGACTAGGACTCCAAAACTCTGTAAGGTCAGGGGAAGAAGCACAAGTAAAGTACTGCCATTTGTCACTAGCGAATAAATCAGAGTGTAAATTAACACTCACAGCCTTTCATCCATCTTCTGTTATCAAAATTGTGTATCTCTTTCATTCATACGTTGTATTCCACTCCCAGAACTTCCATACTCCTTTCGTTTGTATCGTTTTATCGTTAGAAGTAATACCTATGTATCTATTCCTTGCTTTCATATCTTCTTGACTGAGAGTATCGGCATTACCCGAGCCGCTAATGAGTTCTTCTACTTCTGTTTTTAAATATCTACCGTCTTTTACTCCGTCTTTGAGTTGTTGTTTACTCTTGAGAATACCACCACGACCCAAGTAAAATGCTTTCTCAATATCGAGTCCACCAGCACTAGGGTCAATCAAGAACTGATAAACATCTACGTTAGAGAGATGTGAGCAGTAGTTATTATCAATAGAATCAGCATGATATTCATAAATAGCTCGTCAGTACATAACGAGTTGCTGGTCTCAAAACAATGCTTTAGCATCCCAATCACCACCTTTTCTGTCTTTTTCTTTAATAGCATTAGCAATCTTTGCTTTCTCTAGGTCAGCCTCTTCACCTTTTATATATTCAAAGTTCCATGGAGCATTAATCTTAGAGACAAATGTATTAACGAATGATTGCATTTCGTTTAGGTTTACATTTATTCTTCCAGCTTCTACGTTTATTTTCTTATTGTAGTACAAATCTTCGTTCTTGTGCCACTGTGGGAATTTAGGCTGTTTTGCCTGTCTGGCGAAATCTATTTCAGACAATGCTTGTGCAGCAATTTTTTGTCTTGTAGCGTATGGGATTGTTGTCATAATTTTGTTTTTGTGAAAATATTATATCACTAATACTTTAGAATCAAATGTCATTCATTATATTTTGTACAGGTCTTTCACTAGCGAGGAAAGCACGAGAGTCAAAAGTAGATGTAGGTTTCTTGAGTAAGTTGGACAGAGCATAGCGTACTCAGTCAAGTGAGTGGTCGAATCATCCCTCTGGTACGTTTATAATTTTTCAGTCTCTATCTGTCATCCACATATAATTTCTATATTCTTTAATTACATTAGTGCTAGACTTAGTAACTGATATAGGTTGTCACTGGACTAATTGTATTCCATTCTTGATAGAGTCTGGTCATTTCTCAGCACCTACGATAGATATTCCATGTGTTTTAATCTCATCAATACTCTTAGGTTCTGCACTATCAGCAACAACAAGAGCAGTAGGATAACTTTTTAGTATGTCTACTATCTGTTTATTACTGAGTCATTTAGTAAAAGCAATCTCATCGAGAATATATCAGCCATTGTAGGCATATATAGCAACTATTGCTGTTGGGTCGTTAGTATATCAGAAGTCTAATCAATATCTCTCTAGTCTAGCTTCATGTGGTACAGAGTCAATAATCTTCCAGTCTTTGTAAATCTTTCACTCTACTTCACCAAGCTGTCATAGTCAGTATACAGTCCACCATCTCTTGTTGTCTTTGTGACTTTCTATTTCTGCTACTATATTAGGTGAGAGTGCTTCGTTATCGAGATAAGTGAGAGTGATAAAATCTACATCTTCTCTCTTACCTATAAAGTCAGTGTACATATAAAACTCTCATACTGGATTCCAGTCTATAAAAGCAAACTCTTCTGTACGAATAAGGAGCTGGTCAAAAGACTCATAGTCTATGTTGTTTCACTCATTCACGAATAAACGATGTCTACGTGGTCATCTTACTTTACCTGGTTGGTCTGCACTAAAAAACTCTATCGTGCTTCCTGTCTCAAATGTGTATGTACTATCAGTCTTATTCCATCTTTCATCATCATAATAGTTATGCTCTTTCATTATGTTGAGGAAATCACGAATAGCACCACGCTTTAGATGTGGCATAGACTCACTCACAATAGATGTTAGCGTAGCACTCTCGTCAGTTTGGCAACGAGCTATAAGGTATAGGAGAATAGATATAGTCTTAGAGGCACTTGTACCTCATGTAACTGCTCTAATACGTTTACTTAGCTTTGCTATTTTCTTTGTTGCTGTCGTTAGAGCGTAGGGCATGAATATCTATAATAGGGATAGGTTTACCACCACTTGTTAAGTCTGTTTGTGTTGCTGGGTTTCATTCTGCCATCTTCCAAATCACTTCTTTAGGTAATCAATCCATGAATTCCTCTTTCTCCTCATCACTAAGATTCATTATATATTTACGAGCATACTCCTTGAGTCATAATGTACCAGGAGTTCTACCTTTTGGGTTGCCAGATTGCCCTTTCTTAAAGAGCCAAGGCTTACTGTTTATTGTCTGCTCATCAGTTTCCATAACTATATTATATTGTTATTTTTTATTGTGCAACATGTAATCTGGTATATGGTTGGATGCTATCATAGCCAGCACAATAGCTCATTGTATTCTCTCATCTGCTATTTCCTGTGCATATGAATGAAATGAATTATATTGCATAGTTATTTATGAAGTTTATCGTAGCAGTCCTTACATATATAAAATGTCTTACCCTTATAATCGAATCATCAGTATGGTTTTTTACTTGTGAGTTTACCAAAGCAAGA